TTTTTTGGGATATGATAGAGAACCAACTGTTAAAATTACACAAACAGAACCATTACCACTTAAAGTTTTAGGCATGGCAGTAGAGGTAGTTTACTAATGGGTATGGATCCAGCAACAATGTTTTTAGTATCTTCAGCTGTATCAGCTGGAGGAAGTTTATATAGTGGAGTACAACAAAGACAAGCTGCACAAAATGATATTGTTAGATATCAACAAGAAAAAAAATATGCAGAACTACAAGCATTACAAGATGAAAATTTAAGAAATCAACAAATGGAAATAACATTAAATAATAATAGAGCTATAGCTGGTGCTGCTGGTATATTGGATGACAGTAGATCATTTTTAGAAATACAAGAAGATGTAAGAAATAATGCAGTTAAAGATATTAAAAATATAAGATTAAACAAAAATATATCTTTAACAAAATACGATCAATCAATTATAAATTCTAAAATACAAAGTCAATCAGCTACTTTTGGTGCATTTACAGATGCAATATCTAGTGGAATGACTGGTTGGTCATACTTTGATTATTATCAACCAGCTAAAAAATCTAACAATACAAGAAATGCTGTAAGTCCAGGTGAATCACATGCTAGGTATGGAACTATATATGGTGCTGGAATGAGAAGATATTAATGGCTTTAGAAAGAGGACAACAATTATCAAGAGGATCAAGAAGAACGCAAGTAGAATCTAGCTTTGGTGTAGTTAAAACACAAGTTAATACATTAGGTACATCTTTATCTAATCTAACACAAACAGTAGATAAAGTTAATCAATTTCAAGTTGATATAATGGATAAAGAATGGCAAAACGATTTTGATACTAACTCTGCATTATTTATTGAAAACGAAACAAGAAGAGAATTAAACAGTCCTAATCCTGATATTGTTGGATTAAGAGAAAAGTTTATATCTTATAGACAAAAAAGTTTAGAAACAGCTCCTAAAAGATTTAGTAATTATATTGAAAATAAATTAGATATAAATTATGCCACACAGATTAATAATGTAAAAGATTATGCAAATGATTTAAGATTTAATAATTTAGTTACATCTAATGCTAATCTTAATAAATTAAATTTTGATAATACATCTAATGCAATAGAACAAATTATAAAACGACATCCAGGCGATCTTGAAAAACAAAGACAATTAATAGATTTAGAATTTATACAAAATGTAACTAGTTATTTATTAACACAAGAAAATGGAAATAAATTATTAAATCAACTTAAACCATTAGAAGTAACACCAGCAATGGTTGATAAAGATTTAAGAGATCAAATGATTAATTATGAAACATTAAATCAAGCAGCAGTTATTAAAGGAATACTATCTAAAGTAAATTTTGAAAGTGGAGATTTTTATAGTGAAGAAGGCATGAGCGTACAATTACAAAACGCTACTATTGAAATAGATAATTATATAGAAGATTATTTAAAAAATCCTGATGTAAGAAGAATAAAAGATATGTCTCCTGAAGAAGTTAATACTTTAGCTAGTAATTTAGAAACAGTTAGAAATAATTTACTAAGTGTACAATCTGATAAAATAAATAAAATAGAGGCTGCTGATAATTATAATACAACTAAAATAGCTAATAATTTTCATAATCAATATATAGCAAATTCTTATAAATCTTTGAAATCTACAGAAGCTACTATTATGTTTGATCTTTTAAATGATCCTATTATTGGAAATCTTGTTGCTCAACAACCAGCACTTTTTACATCAATAGTAAATGAATCTTTAAAAGCTGTAACTGTTCATAAATTTTTAGATGAACAAAGAGGAAAACCAGGAAGTAACAATAATTATTTACCTAATAAAAGTGATCTTTTAGCAAAATTACAAGAAAATAAAGGCATAGAATTAACTTTAGATGAATTAGATGATTATGTTTATGCAAATATAGGTGGCAGTATAAATTTAACTGCTAGTGAATTTGTAGCAAATATGGTTATGTTTGAAAATGATAACCTTGATTACACTAATTATGGTCAACAATCAGATGTTCCTGTACCTGGTTTACAAAAATCTTTAGAAACAATACAAAAAGAACAAAATAATATTTTAAATTATCAAGCTATTAAAGCAAATATACAAAATGGTTATTTACCTACAGATACAAAATCCATGATTAGTAATATAGATGTTATTATGGCACAAACTAATATAAGTGAAAAAGATGTAATAGAACTTAGAAATACAATAGATTTTTTAAATCTTATTCAAGGAGAAAATCCTGATATTTTATTTGAACAATATATAGATACACCATTACCAACATTTTTAAATTTTATTAAAAATACAAGACCAAATTATTCAGGTTTAAATATTGTAGATATAGATGGTGCTAGATCATTACAAGCAGAATATAGAGATTATTTAAAAAAGCCATATAGTGTTGAAAATGTAAATGCAACATTAGAAGAACTAGGTATAAATGTTACATCTAATGATTTAGAAATAAAAATTATTGAAGATTTACAAAGTCAAATGGGTACAGATTCTTTTGTAAAATGGATATTAAATAAAGTTCCTGAAGTCTCTATAGGAATTCCATTTGGAGATCAATTAGAAGAATTAGGAATAATTGATAAAAATAAAAAATTTACTTTAATGGGTATAGCTGATGAAAATAAATGGAGTAAATCAGAAAGCTATAGTGAAACTTTAGGTAATAATATTCCTACTTGGAAAAAAATACTTATTGGTTTTAGTGGTTTAGTAACTAACAATATATTAATACCTACTGGTGGAATTGGTACAAAAGAAGATGAAAAAGATTTTAATATTGTAGTTCCTGATAATATTAAACAACAATTTAATGATTCTTTTGTACAACAGTTAAAAGTTCTTGGTGTAGATTTTTCATTAGCAACAAGTAATCCAGAAGAATTTAAAAAACAAGTAGAAAAACACAAAGATCAAGCTATGAATTTAACTGCAAAAAAATTAGACAGAGATGGATTTTCTATGTCAAGTTATGAACAAATGGGAAATGGAGTTAAGTTAGTAAATAATTCTATAGAAAGTAAAATACCTTATGATAGTCAAATAGAAAAAGATATTTATGTTGCTGCACATTTTTATCAAAGAATTAAATTTATGGAAAATGAATATACTTTAGATGTAATGAAAGATAGATATCCTGAATTATACTATTCTAATTATGGAACAATGAAAGAAAATGAAGTGAATTTTGATATAAAAAGAGCATATAAATTAGCTATTGAAGATAATGGTTTATTTTTTATTAAACAGCCTGGCACTAATGCTTATAGTTATAATTTAAATCCAGAAGTATTTGCTGGTTCACAAGCATTTAATTTAGCTGGAGATATTGATGATCCACAATTTTTTGAAGTAACTGATACAATGACAACAAATGATGGTCAATTAATTTCAAGACCAGCAATAGTAGGAGAAGCAATACAAACATATATAAAAGAAAATTCAAATGTAATTAAATTTATGAAATCACAAGACATAGATAGTAAAACAATGGAAGATTTATTATATGCAATATATTATCCTGGAGTAAGAGCATTAACAACTAAAACAGATATTTTAAACTACATAGAAGAAAATGGTTTTAATTTAGATTAATGGCTAATATAGCAAATCCTAGTTTATCAAAAAAATTCTTACCACAAGATACAACAACAGAAAGTAGTATTGATAGATTTTTTGAAAATCCTAAATTAGAACAATTTAAATCAGGTGCTTTTGAAGAAAATTCAGTAGCTTTAGGTATTACTTCTTTTTTAGGACAGACAAAAAAATTTAAAGATGAAGAAGGTTATAGTCCTTTTTATGATGCACAATTAAAACCATATATTAATAGTATTGATTTTTTTAAATCATCTGGCAGTTCTTTAGAAACTAAATATTTAATTCAAGAATTAAAAGAAAAGAGCTCAATGATTAATGAAAATCCTGGAGCATATTTTTTAGGAAGATTAACTGGTGGTATATTAGATCCAGTTACTTATGCTGCATTTAGTATGAAAGCATTTAGAAATGCTAGTGGTGCATATAACTTAAAAAAAATTGCAGCTATAAGTGCTGCCGAAGAATTATATAAACAATCTATAGATTCACAAAGAGATACAAATTTAGGATGGCAAGTACCATTAGGATCTATGATTGCTGTAGGTTTATTAAATACAATGCCTAGATTGCAATCATTTCAAGGAAGTGAAGCTATTGGTAAATATAACAAACAAATGAATTTATTAGATATGCGTGAAGCAGAGATAGCTAGAAGAAAATTATTAAAAGATGATGCTATAGATGATGCTCAATATAAAGATATAGATATAATTGATTCAAGAATTTTAAATCCACAAGAAAAGATTAAACCACAATCTGGTGGTGCACAAGCTAAAGGAGAATCAAGATCTTATAATGATGATTTATATGATGAAGCTATTGCAAATACATTTACAGGATTAGAAAAAACAAACTTAACTCCATTTTTTAGATTAACTAAATCAAGACTATTAACAAGTAGAGAACTAGCTACAGATATATTTGATTCAAAATTAATTCAAAATAAAAATACAAAAGGAATAGCAACAACAGAATCAATAGAATTTAATATTGCAACAAAATTTAGATATGTAGATCAAGTTATACAAGAAGGTAAAAAAGGTTACAAAGATTATCTCAAACAAGTATATCAAGAAAACAACTTAGGAAAGCCTGGCATCTTTAAAGATCCTCTAAATAAATTTAAAGGTGTAAAATATTTATCTAAGAATGAATTTCAAAATAGAGTTACATTACAGCTATTAAGAAAAGAAGGTGAAGATGCAATACCACAAGTAAATAAAGTAGCAAGATACATAAGACAAAATTTTTTTGATAGAATAGGTAGAGAAGCAGATGAACAAGAAATGTTTAGTTTATATTCTAAAGTAGCAATATCTACTTTAAAAAAAGCAAAAGACAGAATGGTTAAAGAACAAAAAACAAGTACTGTAGAAAAAGGTAAGACTTATACCTTAGATGAGATTAATAAAAAAATTAATGCAGAAGAAGCTAGATTAAAAACTATAAATGAAACTGGTCCTCTTAGATCTAATTTTTTACCTAGATATTGGAGAAGAGATGTAATAAGAAACTTACCACCTAAAACAGCTAAAGACATATTAAATCAAGCTTTAAAAAATGAAGGTACAATTTTAACTGCTAAACAACTTGACGAATTTTATGATGATATTTTAACAAGTACTCCTTTTAACAAAATACCTAAAGATGCTGTTAAAGATGGAACATTTGATTTAGATGTTGTNTTTCAACCTTCTGGAGTTTCTAAACATTTAAGAAATAGAGTTTGGAAATTTGATGATGCTTATCTAATGGAAAAAGGATTTTTAGAAAAAAACATTAATCTTATTACTAAGCAATATTTTAATTCTATGATTCCAGATATTGAAATAGCTAAAGTTTTTGGTGATGTAAGTATGATGGGATTAAGAGGACCAGGACAAGGATTTAGACCAAGCATACCAGAAGTAAGAGGTGAATGGATGGCTTATATAAATAAAGTAGCACCTGTAAAAACAAAACCTAATTCAAGAAAAAAACTTATTAAAGAAATGAATAACGATATAAGAGATCTTGAAGCTGCTAGAGATTTACAAAGAGGTACTTATGGATTACCTGAAGGACCAGAAACAGCAATCCCAGCTGGTATTAGAACATATAAAAATATTTCTAACATGATATTTTTAACAGGATTTTTATCTGCTGCTCCTGATATGGCAAGACTAATAATGCAAAATGGATTTAAAAAAGGATTTGGACAAACATTTGAAGTGTTTGCAAATAAAGCTAATAGAGAAATATTAAAAATGTCAAAAAAAGAAGCAGCTATTGTAGGTGAAGCTTTAGATTTAACTGTTGCTGGTAGAGCTAATACTATTGGTAATATAGATGATATGGTTTTTGGATTAAATAGTATTGAAAGAATGAGTAGTAGTGCTAATTCATTTTATTTTACATTTATAAATTTAATGAATGTTTGGAATACAGGAATGAAAACAGCATCATCTTATATAGGTAGTACAAAAATAATTGAGTGGGCAGAACAAAGTGCAAAAGGAACTATTAGTAAAGGTAATAAAAGAAAATTAGCAGCTGGTGGTATTGATGCAAATTTAGCAAGAAGAATATGGGAACAATATCAAAAATTCGGTTTAGGTGCAAAAGGTATAGAAAGAGGAGATTTAAAATATAGTAGAGTAGCAAGATCTGATTTGTGGGATGATAGATCAGCAGCTAGTGCATTTGGTAATGCTTTAAGAAAAGATATAAGAACAACAATTATAACACCTGATAAAGCAGATGTTCCTTTGTGGATGAATACACAACTTGGTGGAGTAATATCACAATTTAAAAAATTTGGTATGGCTGCTACACAAGGAATAATGATGAGAGGATTACAAGATAGAGATCAAAATTTCTTTATTGGTTTAGGATTCTTAATAGGAATGGGTGCTTTAGTGGATTCGGTAAGACAAAGAGCTTTTGATAGAGACTATGAAAAAAAACCATTAGGAGATAAAATATCTAGTGCTATTGATAGATCAGGTGCTATAGGCATATTTAGTGATCTTAATAGAATGGTTGAAGTAATGAGTGATAATAATTTAGGTATAGCTCCAGCACTTGGAGCTGGTAAACCTTATAGTGCTACTAATAGACAAAAAGTAGGTTTAGCTGGTCCAGCTGGATCTTTAGGTTACAATTTATATGAGATAATGTTAGATACAGGAAGTGGTAATTATGACTATACTACAGCTAGAGCTATAAGAAGGTCTTTACCTTTACAAAATATATGGTATTTAGATGGTATCTTTGATAGATTTGAAAAAGGAATTAGATAAATGGGATTAATTATATCAGA